GAAATAAGATATGCTCTTTTAGAAGCAAAAGAGGATGTAAACAAGACATTATTTAATGAAGTCACATTTGTTGACAATGTGGTTAAACTACAAGAAATGAAAAATGTCATTTTAAGTTAAGAGTATTTTTACAATGGATGAAAAAAAGACGGTATATCAGGAATTAAATAATCTCTGGAAAAAAAATCATCCATCAGAGGGTAATAACGTTGTTGATTTAAAGGCTGGGGAAAAAGAAGTATTGTTATCTACTACATCTAAAGAAGAATATGACATTGCTAAAAAACAAGCCCAACAAACCGATTATTTAAAGAAGTTATGGAAAAAGGGTGGTAGGCAACTTATACAACAGGCTCAATTAAGCGAGTCTTTAAGAATACCCTCTTACATAGACTATAATTTAATGTCACAACATGAGATTATAGGTCGCGCATTAGAAATTTATACTGAAGAGGCATTAGTTCCAAATAATAAAGGTGAAATTCTTACTATTTTCTCAGAAGATGAAAAAGTACAAAAGGAATTAGAATATCTTTTCAAAGATGTCTTAAACGTACATGTTAATATTCCCTCATGGACACACGAATTGGTAAAAAAGGGAGATTGTATAGTTAATTTAGATTTAGAGGATGTAAATGGTATAGTGGGCTGTCGAATTTTACCCACCAGTGAAATAGAACGCATAGACGCTAATAGTAATGATATTATTATTAATAGGGTGCATAGTCTATCACCTGACAGCACTGTTTTCCATTCTCGTGCTACTGGACAAACATACAATCAATTTTCTATTTGTCATTTTAGACTATTGTTAGATCAACAACGTTTACCATACGGTTCATCTATTTTAGAAAAATGTAGAAGAGTTTGGCGAAATTTAGTTTTAGCAGAGGATGCAATGCTTTCAGCCCATCTACAAAGAGGCGTTGACCGTTTAATCCATAACGTTGACGTAGGAAATATTGATCAAGCTGATGTTGATGCATACATGGAAGAATTAGCTTCAAGGTATAAAAGAAAAATAAAAGTAGATGTCAATGGAAATGTTGATCACCAATATAATATTATGGGTATTGATCAAGATTATTTTATTCCCAATCGTGGAAATGGAGGTGGTTCATCAATAGAAAAATTAGAGGGACAAACAACTATAAATACAAACGTGGTAGATTATTTCATGAAAAAACTTATGGCCGCGTTGGGCATTCCTTTGACATATCTTTCATACAGTGAAACAGCAGGTGAAGGTAAGTCATTGGCCATGCAAGATATAAGATTTGCTAAAACCATAGTTAGAATCCAACAAGCTATTGTTCAAGAGCTAAATAAGATGGCTGCTATACATTTAGTTTTAGTGGGCATGAAAGATCAAGTGGGTAATTTTATGTTGTCTATGACTAATCCCTCCATGCAATCTGATATTTTGCATACTGAATTACTTTCTCAAAAAATGGATTTATATAATGCTGCAATAGATAACAGTTCGGGTATAGCCGCTTATAGTGTTACTAAAGCTAAAAAGGAAATATTAGGTATGTCTGAAAAAGAAATTATTGAAGACATAAAGAAAGTGAGAATTGAAACTGCTGTAAAACAGGAATTAGATCGTACACAAGACATCATACCAGTTTCTGGTATATTTGATGATGTTGATGCCATATATGGTTCTGTATCTGATGGTATAACAGATGGCAATAATTCTTCGGAAGAAGACTCCTTAGGAAGCTTAGGAGGGGGTGGGGGTGGCAGCTCTGGATTAGGAGGTGGATTAGGAGACACAAGTGAACTAGATGGGTTAGGAGATGACGTAAGTGAACTTGATGACACCTCAGAACCTAATACAGATGAAGATATAGATATAACAGATGATAATCTAGAAGAAAGAGTATTTAAAACTCTTTCTAAATTAAATAAATTAATAAAAGGGTAAAAATAGATTTTTATGAAAAAAATAAGACATTTTAAAGGTATTCATTTTTCACTACCATTAAGAATTAACATAAAAAAGAATATTCCAAATAGAACTTATAGCTTTACTGGGAAATTTACTGAAAAATGTAAATATGATTTTAAAGACCCTAATGATATTAATGAAACAGATTGGATGAAATATGGGGGTGTCGCACTTACAATATTAGATGCTCATAAAAATTCAGTGATGTTGGGGTGGAACTATAATGATGATGTAGATAAGTTTCAATTAACTCTTTACTATCACGAAGATAATAAAAAACCCAATTATAAATCTACCCCCATATGGAGAATTGATGCAAATCAAGAATTTTCTTATGCAGTAACATTTTTTGAAAATGGGTTTTATTTTAATTTTACTTGTAAAGATCAAGGAATTGATGAAACATATAAAATTGATAAAAACTTTGTCAATAATAGAAAATATTTGCGAGAGATAAATGCATGGTTTGGTGGAACTAAACCTAGTCCCAAATACTTCTTTTTTTATAAGTCGCTCATGAAAATGTTTATAAAATAAAAAAAAAATATTATATTTTAGTCATAAATAAATAATATGTCTAAAATAGCAATAACAATTAATGATGTTTTAAGAAAATATACATCATCTGTTAATGATTCTTATCAAAATTATAGAGACTATATGGATAGTCTTGCTGAAAAAAATTTTGATCAACAACATTATATTGGCGATAATGAAGAATTAATTTTGGTGGAAACCAAAACAGAAAAATATATAGCCACCCCAGAATTTGATCCTTTTAGATTTACTGAAAAATATGTTTTTTATTCCAAAGAAGATTTTGAAGATTTTCTATATTCTGATTATGGGTTTAAGATTTACAGTGGATCAGCTTTAACATATATTGATGTCAATACAGATTTTTCTAAATTATATAAAAGTTTAGTAGAAAAAGGTCATCAAGTTACATTAGTATCTCAAGAAACGCTGAAAACTATCCCACCCACCTTTTTCTTTTTGGCACAAAATCAAATTGTTACTAATAATCTTAAATTCCTCACAAATTATTCTTTAATTCATGAATTATTTGACACTGTAATTACTGCAAATCCATATATTATAGAAAATTTTAAAAAAAATAATGATGAAAATGTAGTTATTAAGATTAACACCGAATATAATAGTGACCTTGAAGCTGACATATCAGTTGATAAATTAAGTGAAATAATTCAATATATTAATGATTAGTATAGCATTCTCCACAAGAACAAATAATGAAAGTTTTATTAACCATTTAAAATCTAAACAATTACATGATAATGAAATTGTTCAATATATTAATAATGGTGAAAAAAGTTTAACAGAAATCTACAATGATTTTTTAATTAGAGCAAAACACAATGTTGTTTTATTAGTACACGACGATGTTTTATTGCCTGCAAAATTTGATGAAATACTATTAGAAAAATTTAATGAATCGGATTATGGTATTTTAGGCGTAGCTGGAACAACATCTCTTACTAAAACAGGAGTGTGGTGGAGCGAAAGACAGTTTATGACAGGTAATGTTTATCATGTTCATGAGGGCAATAAAACACTTAGTTCTTATACTCCTAAGAATGAATATATTAATGATGTTCTATTAATAGATGGTGTATTTATCGCAATAAATAAAACAAAAATAAAAAGTAATTTTAATGAAGAAATGCAGGGGTTTCATTTTTATGATGTTTCTTTTTGTATAGATAATTACTTGAAGGGTGTTAAGATAGGAGTTATTCACATGCCCCAATTTACTCATTTTTCCATTGGTCAAATTAAAGAGGATTTTCATAATGCTAGGAGTATTTTTTTAGAAAAATATGATGATCTGTTACCTATTGAATTTATCCCAGAAATTAGCCATATAGAGCATATTAATATGGTTAATGAAAACACAGCCATAATTATCCCCAGTAAAAATAATTATGATATTTTGAAAAAATGTGTTGATTCTATCAATTTACATTCAAATAATCATAATATTTACATTGCTGATACTGGTAGTGATCCAGAAGTATTATCAATGGTAGATACCTTAGATGTTTATAAAGTAATTAAATATGATTATTATAATTTTGCAAAAATAAATAATAATGTAGTTAAGTATCACCTTTCAGATGAAAAATATCTTATATTTTGTAATGATGATGTTGAATTATTAAACAATGTTATTGGGTGTTACACATCCATTTTAACCAATAATGAAAAATGTGGGACTGTGGGGTGTAGATTATATTACCCCAATAAAATGTTACAACACGCTGGGATAAAAATTATTAGAAAACAAAATCAATTTGATATTAGTCATGCTGGACTGAAAACTTATCACAATGCATATGTTAATGAAAATATAAAAGTCATAGGAAATACAGGGGCATTAATGGGAGTAAAAAAATCTTTATATTTAAAGTATAGTGGGTTTAATGAAAATACAGTAGAATGTTTTGAAGATGTGTTATTTAATCTAATTTTACTAAAAAATGGTTATAATAATATTTTTTGCGGCAGGGGTGTTGCACTTCACCATGAAAGTTTGACAAGGAATAAATCTAAATTAAAAAATCAAAATAGTGTGAAAGATTATACAGATTTACTCTTACCTGAAATAATAAAAAATTTCAATTTTTATAAAAAGTATATACAGTGATAGATAAAACAGTAAATATTATTACAAGAACATCTAATCGACCTCTTTATTTTAAAAGGAATGAACTTTCTGTGAAAAATCAAACCTATAAAAAAATCATACATCACGTTATAACAGATAATATTTTTGATTTATATGTTAAACCTAAGAAAAACACTGTTATTCATCATGTTAACCATGAAAAAACAAATACCTCACTTGATATAGCTGACCCAATGACGGGAGGGAAAGCCCCTTATAATTTATATTTCAATGACGTGTTAGATACCATAGAAAGTGGCTGGATTTTATACTTAGATGACGATGATTATTTACTAGATGATACTGCAATAGAAAGATTAATTTCTAAATTAAACTCTAATGACGATATGCTCATATTTCAAATGAGATATGAAAATGGGATGGTTTTACCACCTAATGATTTAGCTAAGGTTTTCCCAGTTTTATATAAAATAGGTTCACCTTGCATTATGGCAAATATAATTAATATTAAAAATAATAAATGGGATGGTTATAAATGTGGCGATTATAGGCACATATGTAAAGTGTATAAATCATGTAAAACTAAACTATGGTTAGTTACTCCATATGTTGGAGTAGGCGGTGAAAATGGAAGGGGTAATTTAGGGGGTAAAAATGATTTAATTAATTTATTATGACCGCAGCTGTAACAGTGATAATGTGTGTTTATAAAAGAGTGGAAAGACTTCCTGAAACTATTAGGCTCTTAGAACAACAAACAAACAAAAATTTCAGGTTTATTATTTGGAATAACTCAGGAATAGAAATAAGCCCCCAAAGTAATTCCCTTAATATGTTAGTCCACAATAGTGAAAAAAACATAGGAGGTATAGGAAGATTTTATGCAGTTAAAACCTATTGTGGTAAGTTTGAGAAAATTATTTTTATTGATGATGATCAGATTTTCAATAATACTTTAATTGCAGATTTTATAAAAATATATGAAGTAAATAAAATTAAGTCTTGGCATTCATTTATCATTATTGATGAAAACAACTATTTTAATAGAAAAAAAATATCTAAATGTGGGGTAAAATGTAATTATTGTGGCACCGGGGGGATGATTTTAAATAGTAGTATATTCTTTGATGAGGGATTATATCAAATACCTAATGAATATATTTTTATTGAAGATTTGTGGCTCTCTTTTTATGCTATAACAATTCATGGATATGTTTTAGAACATGCATCCGTAAATATTCAAATAATAATTGATGAACACGATCAATATAAATTATTAATAGATAAAAAAACTAAATTTTTAAAATATTTAATTGAAAAAAAATGGAACATAAGGAATATTTAGAATTATTAGAATTAAAGTCGATTGAATTTGATAAAATAATGAGATGGCCAAATTATCAAATTCAAGGGCTAGATGAAAAAATTTCTTTATTAAGAAACACTCTAAATAAATTATTACCTCCTTTTTCTTTTTTTATAGGTGATGTTTATAAGGAAAAACTATATAGCGAAATAGGTGAAATTAAAATATATTATCATTATGATCATATAGGCAGAGAAATATATAAAAATAATTATTTTTACGAAGGTGAAATGTTAAATTACATTAAATCATTAAAAATAAAAGGTAATTATATAGACGTTGGCGCAAATATTGGGAACCATTCTTTATTTTTTTCTCAAATGGCTGATAGAGTATATTCATTTGAACCTAATTTTTCTAACTATACGTTTTTATTGAAAAACATTAAAGAAAATAATATAGAAAATATCTATCCCTACAATTATGCCATAGGTTTAAAAGATGTTTTAATGACTTCTAATGAGGTATATCACAATATGGGTATGAATACTCTAATTGAAGATAATAATGGCACTATAAGGTGCTACAAAGGAGATGAGTTTAATTTAGATAATATTTCTATAATGAAAATAGATTGTGAGAACATGAGTTATGATGTTTTACAATCATTCGAAAAAACAATTGAATATTTTAAACCCGATATATTTATAGAGGGTGATCCAGAAATTTTAACATATGTTAAAGAAAGGGGTTGGAAAATTATACAACAATTTAACAGTACTCCAACTTATCACATAAAAACAAAGATATGAGCGATAAACAACATTTAGATGAATACATTCAAACCACTTATCATGATTTAATGAAAGTGCATGAATTAGCCACTGAAGATTATGAATCTGCTAAAGCTATTGTTCTCATTAACGATAATGACATTGAAGAAGTTAAAACTTTAAGCACAATAACTTCGGATAAGTTAAAGATAATTCTAGAAACTATAAAACAACGAACAGAATTATTAAAAGTTGTAGAAAGAATAGAAAAAAGTCTGAAACCTGAAAAAGAAGAAAATAATTCAAATGGTCTTCTTCCACAACATGAAATGGATGCAATACAGGATTTATTTAAAATGACAGAGGCTCAAAAAGTCTTACAATTAAGAGATTAAATGATTTTAAAAGCTCAAACAAACTTATTAAATCAAATAGCTGCACTAAGGGTTGTCAATGATTCTTCTTTTCAAAAATTAAAGACATTTGAAAAGAATAAAGATAACAACCCTATAAATTTTTTATTAGATTTAATGAATTATTTGGGCAATGATTTAGTTTTAGGCGATAATTTAGCAGACTTTTTTGAGTATATCCTTGACAATATAAATAATCATTTAGTTAGTTCTCTAAAAGATGTATTTTTGGAAAATTATCTTTGTAATGAAAATTTTCTTTTTAATAAAAGTTTATTGATTCCTTTAGTTGAAATTGATTATTTTAATAGGTTAAATCTTGCACAGTCTGAATATAATCTTTATTATTCAAATATTGTAGATAGAAGATTATGGTCAGTTGCTAATAATTTTAACCCTTTATCTATAAATGGATTAAATCTTTCATTTTCATTTAATAGTAACATTGGAGGCATAAATTACCCGAATGTTTTAGGTGTTAACATACAAAATGTTAATGCGTTTGATTTCCTTTCGGAGTATTTAAAAAATTATAAATTAATAACTAAAGACGGTATATTTAAAGAAATATTAGATGTTAATTATAATAACTTAGGAAAAGAAGAACAGATATTGGTCAATTACATAAAAAATATTTCAGCATCGCCCGATATAACATTGGATAATTCTTATTACACTTTGATTGATAATAAGGTCATATATAATGATTTAAGATTTAAAGAATATGGCGAAATAACAGATGAAAAACCCAACATATTAAATGATGTTATTTTTTCAAATTCCAATTCATTTAAGGATAATTTTAATTTGCTTCTAACTAATTTAAATTCAACAGCAAATAGTACAATACATGTTCTAAAACAATTATTTTCTAATTTATCAAATGCTATTTTTTTAAATTTATTAAAGCCATCTTTACTCTTACTATATAGAATTTTCGAAAACAACCCTATTTTTGGTATTTCTTTAAAAGAAATTATAAATAACAATATAGGGTTTTTTAAAGAAATAATATTTAATATTGTGCAAAAAACCCTATATAATATTATTTTTGAAAAAGTAAAAGATGAATTAATAAAATTAATAAACGATAATATTATTGGAGATCAAAGAGAAAAAACAGATTTTTACTTATTACAATACAGATCATTAATAAAATTTATATAAATGGAATATTTCAATACGGATGAAATAATTGGAGCCTTAAACACTTTTATTTCTGAAAATAAGTCTCTGAAACAAAAAAATGTTTCTTCTTTTATTGCATTATTGGCTAAACGGTCTAAGGAAGGTTTATCAGCACGAGAAGTAGCTAAAAATATTATAGTAAGACAGGTTGAAGCAGGAGCACCAGTAGGCGCGTTAGACAATGGTGAAGATTCTATTTCTGAAAAGATGGAATTTATAAGAGTACAAGAAATAATTAAGCATTTTATACAGAATGCAAAAATACAGGTAGTTATACCAGCAGGGATCGCAATAACAGGAACTGCAATTGGCCCTACGGGTGCTATGCCTGTTAAAGGAGTAACATCTGAAATAGCTACGGGAGTGGGGATAATTTTATAATATGTTATTAAGCGAAAAAGATACTACTTTTTACAGTAGATTTTTATATCAAGGTGAAGTAATAACAAACGATGATCCGTTTGATGCTGGTATTATTACAGTTAGAATACCCGAAATTGATCAAAATATACCTAATAGCTCTTTAGCTCCATGTTACCCCATATCAAATTATCAGTTTATAAGAATTAAACCTAAAGTGGGAGAGCGGGTATTCATACTTTTTGATAAAACTTTAGAAAATACTGACATAAGAAATAACCAAGAAAAAAGATATTGGCTTGGATTAAACCTGAGTAATATTACCAATATCAATAATTCACAATTCTTTTTTAATTCTAACTCTCATGAAAGTAATGGTTGGATTACCAATAAAAAAGAATTAAAAAACATAAAGTTTTCAAAAGAATTAGAACTAGGGGAAAATGATATTTCTATAAGAGGAAGAGATAACTCTGATATTATTTTAAAATCATCAGAGCTATTGTTAAGGGTTGGTAGGCATGTATCAAATATACCTCCGTTATTTAATAATGTTAATCCTTCCTATATACAATTGAAATATAAAAATGATTTAATCATTAATGAAGATACTCAAGTAGATGTAAATGTTCCTAATAATGTTCAATACATATTCTACGTATCTAGGATAGATTTAAATGTGTTAATAAAAATTTATTCGTTTATAACCAACAAAATTGAAGAAACTTTTAGTAAATCATATTTAACAGAACAAGAATTAAAAATAGATGTGTCAAGTAAAATTGCTAACTTTAAAAGACAATATAATAATTGGCAAATTAAAACTGACAACATTGATTTTTTAGAAAATAATCAGTACAAAGTTAATAATGATAAAATCACTAAAAAAGCTGATCGAAACCCAGCAATCAATAATACGATTAATATTGTTGCAGATAAAATAAATTTATTAAGTCATAAATCATCTACTGTAAACCTCTCTACTAATGGCGAATACATTGATGAATTAGCACAAAGTAAAATTGACGAAATAGCGCAACGTTTAGTTAAAGGTGATGAGCTTATAAATTTCTTAAAATTAATAGTTAGCTTTCTTAATAATCATAAACACCCTTATAACAATATGGCTGCTGTTAATGATATTATTCTACAGAAAATAAATCTATACGACCTAGAAAAGTTAGTTAATGACCATATAAAACTTTTATGATTTTCTTGTTACTAATTTTTCTAAGTCATTGCTACCATATGCTATGTTTTTAACATCTAGGGTTCTTTTTGTTTGTCTTCTTGATGAATCTCTTATTACAAGCGTGGCTAATCTTCCCTGTTTAACAATAATCCAAACTTCATCTCCATAAAATTTTTCACCTTCTTTATCTACGTAGTGTTTTTTTTGAGGAAGTTTTAAAATTTTGTAAGCTAAACTATCAAAACGAGAAGCTTTTAAATATATTTTTTTAACATTTTCATCAAAAATCTTAAGCATCTTTCCGGTTAAATTTAACATTTCTACTCTTTGTTCATATCTATCATCAAAATGATGGTTTTTTCCGGTAAAGTTTTCATTTATAAAAATTATCATATTATATAAAATCTTATCTCTTTATTTATTGGTATTATCTCATTCCCTGTATTTTGTCTAAATTCTAAATGATATTCTTGTTTTAACATCCAAGAAGTATCTAATCTAAACCAATTCTCACATTTAGTTTTATTTGTCTTTAGCCAAGGTGTTATTTGTAATTGGCTTTGACCTTGTTTAACATATATCCTATATTCAATATCAGTAATTCCACAAGTTTTTTGCTTAAGTTGGTTATAAGATTTAATTTTTATATATCTTATTTCATTACATGTAAAACGTTCATCTTTGTTTATTCCAGATATTTTTACATTAGAGATATAATCTTCATCTGATAAATCATTTTCTTTAATTTCATAAAAATCTTGAATGTCATTAAATGATTTTTGATTGTATTTTAAATTTGTCCAGTTAATCATGTAAGTATTTGCAGAAAAAGGTAGATTTACATCAACATAAAATATATTTCTATCAATACATTCACCACTATATGTTCCCAATAAATTTTCGTCACAGTCAAAAAGAATTGCAATTGGCTGACTGTTTATACTTTGATTATTTTTTATATCTAAGAAAAATCTTGTATCGCCACTGTAACCTAAAATATAATAATCATCGTTTATATTACAGGTAGAAAAAGACTCTATAAATGGCTTAAAGAACGTCGCAGTTAATCTTGTATACATTTCACTGGCTATACCACTATTTGTAAAAATATAACCTCTAGGTTGAACTATAACCCCATTTAATACATCATTAATATGATCTGTTATATCAAATGATAATTGCCCGCACTCCTCAGTAAATGAACTATATGGGATTGTCTGACCTGATAATAGAGAATTTAAACCATCACCATTATTCCATTCATCATAATTATTATTTCTAAAATAGAAATTAGATGGAGAGTATGTTTCTTCTTTATTAATAGGCAAGACTGAACAAGTTTTATAATTTTTAATGCCACATCCCTCGTCATAGTCTTCATAAATTGGTATAATATTATATATATTAGCACCTGCTTTACAATTCTTTAAATCAATATTAGATTTAAATTTTAATATATGTTTTATACATGTAAGATTACCTAAACTACAGTTGTTATAATTGTCAAATAAAGATGTTAAATCAGGGGTAAAAATATAATATGACTTGCTATTAATTATAGCAGATTGTTCACCTCCAAAATTTATTTCACTATTAGATATAATATTATTATCTTTGGTAAAATAATTCCTTGAATAATAAGACATATTTTTTATATAAATAGATATAATGTGCTATTTATATAAAAACAAATAAATATGAATTTTATTTTAGATTGGTTAAAACTTTATTTAGAGCCATTGGCTAATAAACTTGCGGTTATTTTAGATAACACAAAGGCAAGTAATCCTTTAGTATGGTTACTTATTGTAACTGTTACAATTGCGGCTAATTTTGTGGCTTCTAATTGCAGTATCATAGGTATATGTGATAATGAATATGCAAAGATTGTAATTCAATTTATAGGATATTTAGTGTTAAGTGTAACAGGATCACGAACCTATGTACGCACACAAAGGGTGTTAGAAGAACAACAATAATTTATTCTTCTTCTTCACAGTATTCATAGTAGTCATGATCGAAAAAGAAAAAGACTATTATAAAAACTATTATTAAGCTAACATTTAAATTTGAATTTCTAAATATCATATTAATAGGAACAATGATCATTGTTCCTATTAATATTTTTATCAGATTAATAAACACAACTCTTTTTATATTCAATTTTATTCGCATGAATAGAATATCTATATAAGCATTATCTGCTAAATAAACTGCAAATAATGACCTATCAAAAAACATGTTTTTTAAAACTTTAATTCCCTTTTCATTACCCCTGAAAAAGTAAATTTCAAAAAAAGAATAACCTGTTATTTTGGCTAACGCATTCTTATAAGCTTCTTTTATAAGAAAATAATACGTTTTAAATGTAGTGCTAAAACTATTTAATTTAGTTAAGGCATTATACACTGGTTTTTTAAACCCTGATTCAATATTTCTACGCATTTTTCACCGATTTTTTTTATATTTTCATAATTACTAAATTCTTTAGTGAGAATAATTGAAAATTCATTATTATTTTTGATAACAAAAAACTTTACATATTCTATATTAAGAATCTCGTTTTTAATTTGGTCTGTTATTACCATTTTGTATGATCCCTCTATCATTTTATTTAAGGTATTATAATACATATCATATGAAAATATACACTTTTCAGTTGATTTATATATAAGGTATAATGTTTCACATGAAAACATTAATGTTAAAATAATAGTAAGTAATAAATACTTTATTAGTTTCATACTGTAAAGATATAAAAAAAATAACATAAAAACAAAAAAACCCCAAACTTTTATTATAGTTTGAGGTTTTTTTGTTAAAATGGTTTGATCTTAACGAAGTTCGTTTACATCAAATGTAGGAATATTGTCAACTAAGATACGTCCGTACATTCGGTTATTAACCATCTTTGCTGCGTAACGAGTCATGATACCCTTGATGTTAGCGAAGTTAGTGTAATCAGTAAGAGTAGGAGTTAATTGTGCAGCTACATAAGGTAGATAAACATAACCTACGTCCAATTGACCACCACCTTTATAACCAACAAGAATGTCTCGTGCATTGCTATAAGGGTCAACATAGACATCGTAACGACCAGCAATTGTGCCAGCTTTACGCATACCCAAGTTATAACGATCATCTTCGTTGTTACCAGAAGTCATAAATGTTTCCAAATCATCAAGTGCAGCACTTACTTCTGATGATACAACAATAAAGTTAGCACCACCACGAAGGGTTGACTTATGAATTTGAGCAGAAATTTGATTGATGATAGTAATCAAAGTCTGATTCCATTCTTTCTGTGTATATTTCTGTGTGTTAGTACCTTTCCAACCGTAGTAATTCCAACGCTTGCGCCATGCAGCACCATTTTTCAATTCACGAAGAATTTCACGGTCAATTTCCATCGCAATTTGCTCAGAAAGCAATTGAGTCAATTCAGCCTCTGCATCAATGTCGTGGTAAGCAGCAACATCTTGAGCAAATTGAGGTGACCAACTAGCGCGAAGTTGACGGTCACGAACAGATACAGTAATTTTCTTCAATTCGAAGGTTACTTCACCCATTTGTGATTCAAATTCGAAATCATCATAACGTCTCCAAGCAAAAGCAAAACGATCTGGGGTAAAAGTAGTACCAGTAACAGCACCAATATAATCATCAGTACTCTTACAATCACCGCAAACTGGGTGAGTCAAATCAAGCGCAACAGTGAAAACACCATTTTCGTCACAAAGATCAGGGGCGTTAACCAAAGATTCACCGTAACGTTGAGCTACTGGTCTCCAATTTACAACACCACCTTGCTTGATGATAACAGCTCCATCTTTATCCAAGATGTCGCTTCCAACGTTAATAACGCTGAAACTAGACAAGAATTCATCAGTGTCTACTTCCAAACCGTTAACACCTTTTAAACGTGCAGTGTTAACACCTCTAGAAGGACTAATTGATTCAAAACCAGTAACACCAAATTTTACTTCGCGGTAAGAACCATCAAATGATAATGGAGTAGCAGTGGTAGGTACAGCACAACCAGTATCACCAATTACAACAGTTGAACCAGTTGCAGTGATAATAGTATATTTACCTCGTGAATGATCCCACTGTGCATCGTTATAAAAACGATCATACAGTGATCGACAGCTAGAGAAAGTTGTATCAGGGCAGTTAGCACCCAAACATTCAGGCTGTGATCTACTAGCAAGAGTAGTGTGGTCACCAGTAGTACGGCTTGAACCGTCAGTACCAAATACTCTGTCCGAAATTTGAGGATAGAAGTAAAAGATAGTACCTGAGGGTTGAGTAAGGGCTTGTACACTTACAATCTCATTTGCTAAAAGACGAGAAAAAATACGACGTATCATTGGGAAAGCAACAACTTCAAACGCACCTGCATTTTCTGCGCCTGTGTTTTCTGTCATCAAGGCTTGTGCTTGATTTTCAAACAAGATAGCAGCATTAAGCTTTAAGCTACCTTCCAAACCGTCAAGCCAGTTTTTTCCTTCAACGATCCACTTACCTGTAGCTTCATCGCGTTCACCGCCGACGTGCTCATAAGCTTCAACAATTTGGGCACGAATTTCAACCTCTTGGTTGGTCTTCAATTGCCCCATTTTATTTCTTTTAATAAAAGACATTTTGGTTTAATTTATTTAATTATTTGTCCTGATAAACGTGCGAATTTTTCATCAATACGATTATCACTAATTTTATTATCGGTTAATTTATTTACAGTCTCACTTATTACTGGTTTCTTACCTAAAATTACATTTTTCATTGTGGCTTCTTCTAACTTGGAAGAACGTAATGATTTATCCCACATTTCATATATTAATTTAGATTCATTGATGCTATTTCCCTTATCATTGAAATCTTTCAAAATTTCTTTACGCTGTTTAGGAGAAACACCATGTTCCACCATTAATTTTGCAGCATTTTTAAGATTTTCGTTGATTAGGTGTAAATCAGTTAAAGTATTTTTAGCTTCTTTAATAACTTTCATTATTTCAAGTTGCTCCTCTTTTAGTATAGCATTTTCACCTCTTGACTTTTTCAGAGCTACTTGTAATTTTTGCAACTTATCTTCATAAATTTTAATTACTTTGTTTTTCTGTGCAAGTTTAGTGGCATGTTCAACAATAGTTTTATCTACCACAGTTCCAGATTTTTTAGCTACAATTTTTTGTTCCATTACTGGTTCGGGTTCTATTTCTGGAACCTCTTCCATTGGAGTTTCATCATCGTAATTATCATCTGTTACCTCAGGAGTAGTAACTTCTAAAGCAGGGGTTGATACTTTAACAAATGTAGTTCCCTCAGGTGCCTTTAAGATGAGATCATAAATTAAATCAACATCTTTAATATTCACAAGGTCTACATTTCCATCCTCATCGTAATAATCAGTATAAGGGTCTTCTTCCATATCGGTTGTACCTTCTACATCTTCTGGTTCCATATCTACATCATCTACATCAGACACCATTGTATCTTCTTCTTCTTCCCCTGATGCCATAGCATCATCATAGGATTGATCATCAACTCCTTCCGGTGACTCACCCATATCGGTGTCATCAACAGTATCCTCTTCGTCCATCTCCATAGACTCTTTTAACTGCTCACTAGCGGTTGTGATTTTTGCGAATTCTGATATGTTTTTAGAAGCTGCCGTTTTTACTTCCGACATTTCTTTTAAAATTGCTTTTAAAGACTGAGACATATTTTTAAAAAACTTTTATATAAATAGTTACTTTTAAATAAAAAAATATATCTTTTACTAGATGAATATAAATGATTTATTAAAACTTGATTTTCAACTAGTTAATTATAAAGACTTGCGGAGAAAAATAGGAATGTTTTTAATCGTAGAAACATTTATTGATAATGAATATCATGTAGAGAAAATAAATGTAACCTACTACCAAAAAAAATTAACAGATAATGATACTGGGATTGTATTTTATAATTTAGAAAAAGTGATAAATTTTTATGATATAAGAATAAATAAATTTAATTTTGATTTTATATACTTCATAAAAAAAGGTGAAAAATTTAAGATAGGGAAAACACAAAATTTATTGAGACGAATAAACGAACTACAACAAGTAAATTTTGAAGAGTTTGAATATTTTACTTATTTTTTATGTGAAAATGTCGATTATCATGAGGCAGTATTAAAAAATATATATTCTTTAAATTTAGACAGGGGTGAAAAATTTTTTTATGAAGATAGTTGTCTAAATTTCTTTTTACATTATCGAAAAAATATAATAAAAGATTCAGATAAAGGACTAACATTTTTTGTATGAGTTTTCCTATATGCATTACTTTTACCAGCATAATCATTTAGTGCTTTACGTTTGTCATTTAATTTTCTAATGTCATCTAGTTTTTGATTTACAAAATTTGACATCTCTTGACCACCAATTAAACTATAAGTTATATCATTGGTATTTTTAAAAACATTCTTTAATTTTTTTAATTGATGGCCAGTGACAAACCCATCTTTAATAAGATTTTGTGCAAATCCATACCCCACAATTTTTTTATTTCCCTTATAAGACTCAAAAAATTCTTTTATTGAATTAAGAATTTTTTTTGGAATCATGTATTGTTTTCCCTTCCAATTTGTCATATTCTTTTTTTATTTCGTTAAAAACTATGCTTAATATATCTTCGTATTCTTCTTGTGCTCTACTTTTTTTTACTCTAACTAATCCTTTTAATAATTCAGTTAAATTACTCTGTAACATTGTTTCTTGATATAAATCAATAATGTCATTCATTTTTTTTTCAGAAGTGTTAATTATTTCTTCTTCTCTAAGATATGAACCTCCTAAACGGCTTCCAACTCCATACATGTAATCAGAATACCAAAAATTTTGCCTTCCTTGAGCTACAACATCATCTGTTGTAACAGGGGTGCAATCTCTAGGTGTATTAACATAAGTTTTGTCTAAGTTAAATTCTTTTACCGGACTATCAATTATATCTAAATCAGGGTTAATAAATTCCTGTATATGTTTATCTGCTAATTTAATTTTCATAATTAGTTATTTACCTATAAATAGTAAATATTCTTATAGGTAAATAACTAATTATGAAAATTAATATTTTGATGTTACAACCCATTTGTATAATCCCGCACTAACTTGCATACATTTTAAAGTATACAGTATCAAAAAACATAGTAAATTATTACAACGTTTCTAATTCAAGCTATTTTTAATGGCTTTTTAAAACCAATAACTTTGGGTTCACTGCTAAACCCTCTATCCCGTCAGCGTAAGCTTTCGGGATTTCTTTTTGCAATATATTATACGCTCCATTCAAGTCAGCATTTATAATTATCCCCTCACCACTCCTGAAAAGACCACGTTTAATCCTTCTACCAATATAAAATTCACGCTTTTTTAAGTACTCACCATCTAAAAATGAACATTTACTCGTATAACTTTCCTCTCTAATAATTAAATTTATTCCCTCTAGCTTTAATTTATACGATAAAATATCTATAGCCCTACTGTGCGGTATACTAACAAAATTTTGATTGTTCCTCTTCCCAATATTAATGTCTTGTTTCCAACTCTTATTTAATCCAATTACTACTTGGCTTACTTCTGTAGAAACTATTTGATTCACTAATAATCTAGTACTCCTGTGAAGATAATCATTAATTTTATTATTTCTCTTTAATGTTAATCGTTTTATTCGCTCACTTGTTTTCTTATTATTATTCTTTTCTAAATCACTTTTTAATCGTGCCAACTCTTTATTGTAAAATTGATTTATTGACTTTAATGGCCGACCATTTATTATAAAAGGTTCAATATTAGGAGCATTAAACCCAACACAAAATAAATTATTTAACCCAATATCTATTCCACAATATAATCCACTGTCCTTTCTTTGTTCTTTCTCAACTTTAAAGTAAACCAACTCAATAACGTAATAATTATTTCTCGGAACAATTCTAACTTCTTTTATATCACTCCATTTTTTCTGCGTAGTTGTGATTTCGATGTTAGTTTTTGACAGTCCAATTATACCAGCTTTAAACTTTTTACGCCCCAAAGCTTGTGCTTCGTAACGCACTATTGAACGGCCATTAATTTTATCTAAATATTTAGGAATTTTTATTGTTTGATCAAACTTTCCTGCCTTTTTCTTATTTAGAAGAGCAAAAAAAGATTTAAAATTTTGGTCAACTAATTTTATTACTTGATTAAAAACTTTAGCAGGAAGAGCTTTATAATCAGCAGAAGATTTAACAATATGATAATTTTTTACGTAGTTTAAATAATTTTCGGTTTCAAAAAAATGTTGCCTAATTGAGTAGAGTGAAGCATTATATAAATTTTTAGATAAATATGACAGCTTATCACATTTATCTAAAAATTTATATAATGCTTAATAATATGTTTCTCTACTAAATACATTTTATGCTATATATTATAAATATAATATAAATTTTTTATTTGTAAATAATATCATAAAAAACTATTTTTTTCTATTTATATTGGCAAATGTTATTACACAGTATTATTAAGTAGAATTAAGTTGGTGCTATCAGTTCCCTGATTTCTTATGTTATCAATTCCAGCACTAAGAGCCTGTGAAAAACTACTATTTGTATCAATAGAATTTATGGTAATTTCTTTACTAGCATAAATAGTTGAGGGTGTCGGGATTGTTAGAGTTTGATCGTTTTCGACATTATCAGTAATAGCATAAGTTATAGCACTTGTTGTGTATAAAAATTGCACATCGTAATTTTGATCTTCGATGTATAAATCTTTTGCAACGTATTGCACTCCATCCGTTTTGGCTCCTCCTATCAAAACACCTCTAGCTGAAGAAGAACCAACGACACGTAACGCCCCCGAATTAAAGGCTATTACACCGCCGTTGAAAGCAGTTGTTCCTGTAATATTAGAGGTGAAATTATTTTCATAGAAGTACTTAAAAGGATAGCTAAAGATATTGCCTTCCGCTCTAGCGTTTACCCAATTTGTCCCGTCCCAGAAAAGCCCCTGTTTGAGTTGATTCCCTGACGTATTAACGTCGGTATTATCATTAATAATCTGCGCATAACTTGTTGCTGAAATTAACAGCGCAATTATTGTTATTAAGTTTTTCATTTAGTTGGTTTTACCGCTGAATCGAAATTCTAACATTTCCACCTAACGGATCTATTGCAGATACAGTAGGGTTATAAAACCTGACCATGACATTATTTGCACTACTTACCCAAGCATCGTAAAAACCAGCGGTATTTCTATTGCTGTTCTCTGTTGACATCTGAACTATGTTTCCGCTTGCTGCTCCAGTAAAAGGTACTATTATGTCCGAATAAAAATTAGCCGCTGTGCTTGGAAAATCTAAATTGGTAGTAATAACCTTCCTGCTATTTAGCTTGTTCCAACTAGCATTTTCGTAATACCAAAAACCCGTCTCATTAAATATTCCGTTTGTGCTAGATAAATTTACTATCATTCCATTTACAGGCGTTAATCCAGACGCTTGCAAACCTGTAATTGTTTCTATTACAGGTGCTTTTGTTGTAATTAATTCGCCGGTTGAATTGGCGGCTAATATCCTGTCACCTGTACCTGCTAACCCTGCTAGTTCTAACCTACCATTATTTTTTAAGCGTAACCGTTCAACTGGTGCACCACTTAAACTGGTTGACATTTCTACTACAAAGTCATACAAAAAACTAGCAGTCGATCTAGTTCCTTTTATCCTAACACCTGAACCCGCTGCCGCATTCCCGACTTGAAAGAGAACGCTTGCAGCATCAGTGCCACCCCCGCCGTTATTACGGAGGGTTAGCGTGTTAACAGTTGTGTTTGCTGCTACTTTTACAATCTCCATCAATCCCGTAAAATTAGAATTTCCAGCAGGAAAGAGTGTTAAGTTAGAAACACCGTTAGCACCTATTACTAAGTTTTGAGCTGAATTTGTACCTAAGTAAGACGAAGCACCGACCGTATTTCCTCCTACTTGCCAAGCATTCAAGGCTAATACTTCAGCGTTATTGGCAGTAGATGTTGTTGATACTAATTGGCTTTCTAGCAAAGCAAGACTATCGAATAAATTGTTGTACGTAGTATCTATTCTATAATCAAGCCTATTACTAGACTTCCAAAAATTCATATTTTCATCCCATTCAATATTATCGCCATGTAGCGGCTCTGTCTGAATAGAGACAATACCTTTACCGTTTGCTTCGCTTGCGCTTTTAAACGCGACTAATGTTACCGTAAAAAATGCGATAACTGCAAAAATTATACTTTTCATTTTATGTTTTTTTTAGTTAAGTGTTACTGTTACCCCTTTAGATTGTAATGAAGATACCGCCGCGTTGCTCGCCGCTGATCTTGCTTGTGCTCCATTTACAGCGATAAGCATCACTCCGTTCCAGCTAGTTGTAGCGGTGTCTAAGTCAATCAAAAGGCTGTCTAGTTCTGCTGTTGTGAAATTAGTATTACAGTTAATATTAATCCCTGACATAATAGAAGGCCAACCGGGATTTCCTGAATAATCTTCTATCGTTGATGCTCCCCTAGCATATAGAAAAGTTGTACCTGCGTTAATATCTGCTATATCGCCAGTTATTGTCGCGTTTGGTGTGTCTATATAGATATAAGTGCATATATTATTAATATCTGACAATGCTCCAGTTGGTGCAGATTGCCCAGTTAGCACTAACCTTGTATAAGGGGCCGATATGTTTGCAATATTCCCAAAAACGGTATTGTTTCCCGATATAGTTACATCGCTAACCCCGACAGGTATGTTTGCAATATCCCCCGTTATAGTGTTCTGTCCTCCTAAGGTAAAGTTGCCTGTAAGTCCAGTCGGTATATTTGCCAAGTCTCCAGAAAATGTACTTGTTCCTGTTATATCGGTATGCACTAGGTTTGGCGGCATATTTGCAATATCTCCTGTTATGTTTATTCTGCCTGTCAGTCCGAAATACACAACACTTTGTGGAATATCTGCTATGTCACCCGTTACTGTATTAGCTCCTGTTATGCGAAAAAATACTGTCGGCAAATTTGTAGCGGATGTAAAACTACCGTACAGCGTATTGTTGCCCCTAACATCTAGCGTACCTATGTTTGGAGGGAGATTATTTATATCCCCCGTTACTGTATTTCTATCATGTATGTCAATACCTGTCATGTTTTCAAAAACCAAAAACTCAGCAATATTAAAGTTAAATCCCCCTAAAAAGTCAACTGTAATTAAATTCTGTTTTGGCATTCTTACCGATAGAAACCTTTGGGAGGTTGTACCAAAGGTTTTTGTAACGTTTAAGTTTTCTGCTATCTTTTCCCACCCATTACCCTCATTGTAATTAACCAATATGCTGTCGTTTGAAACGGTGTTAAATAGGGTTGTTATTGAATTGTCATTAAAACTAAAATGAACCGTTACGGTATCTTTTTTTGTTATATTTATCAACGTCTCCCCGTCATTCCAAGAAACAAACCCAGAATTAATCTGAGAAGTAGTATACGCAAAAACAACACTATCAACATTGTTTCCACTAGGCAAACCAGCAATAGTAAGATTAGGCAATCCCAACGATCTAGTAAGTATCAAGTCAGTCCCAGAAACACTACCACCAGTAACAACACCATCAGCCGCCAATCCGTCAAAATCTGCTATTTGATTTTTATTGAAATTATCAATAATTGCTATCAGCCTTGAGTCAAGCCCAGAACCCAAAAACGCATAAGAAGGTAGTAGGCCAGAATTACCGATTGGCCTTGCAATATTAACAGGAGGAGTTGGAGCGGCAGGAAAACCAAAAAATGGTTCCGGCAAATCAAGCGGATCATTTAATAATTGAACAGTAAATGTTGGACTGGTGCCAGAAATTATT